GACAGGATCAACAGTTGCAACTCGTTCCCCTTTCAAATCTTCAACAGCTTCCCGAATACCTGCAAGCTCTTCCAGCTCTTTCGCGCTGGCGGTTTCAACTGTCCTTATAACATCGTCAATATTGGCGTTTTTTCTTTCCATGATCTTATCGCCTACCGTTTCGGTTTAAGTTTTTCTTCCAGTTTCTCCAACAGGAAAAACGCATAGGATTCAGTAAGCCTTTCAGCGTCCTGAATCGGTATACCCCCATACAAAACCAGGTTGGACACTAAGGTCTGATAGCTTTTCAATCCCCACCTGTGGAATGAAGTCGGTAGCCCGAAAGGGCACCCACAGACGGGTATACGCACCCTCTGTGGACTCCTTTGTATCCTGGTTTGGGCATTTGTGCGGCGGGAGACGAAGACGCATTTCGCCTTTATCGATGTAGCACGGTAAACCATGTTCGAGCTTTTCATGAGCCAGTCGGATGTGTGCCGCCAGCTTCATAAATTCAGTATCAATGGCCATCCGTTTAATCGTTTCATAACGACGCTCAGCCTGATCTTCACGAGTACCGCTAACATCGTTATAAAGCTCACACTGATAAGCGAATTCCCAAAAACGCAAATCAACGATCGCTTCTTTGAATTCCGCGTCGTCTTCAGGTGGCAATGCTGCACGGCGCATCTCCAGCATTTCCATTGCCCAACCATCAAGCGGCACGATACGCCATTGATAAGGTACTCCCTCTACAGACACCTCAATATCGTCAATGAAAGGTTCCACTTCCAGGACCTGGATATCTTCAGCCAGAGCATTCATATCGCAATCGTAATAGTGCTCTTTACCGCAATGTTTACAGGTGTAGGTGAATGTCTCGACCGGTGTTTCACGGGAGCCGGTAAATATCCACCATAACGCGGTAATCCGGTCCTGCGCCGTCCATGTCAGGGGATCATGTTTCGCGGGTTCAGCCAGCAAGGCTTTTAAATACGCCGTTGTCTGTTGTTCTTGTTCCTCCGGTGTTATCGAGTTGAAACGCATCGCATCAGCAATATTTGGCTGACGGAACTGGATCAATTCAGTTGGCCGCGATGGTAGCGGGAAAAGAGGTAAAAGCATCCTTGCTCCTTAATTCAAAGAGAAAAGCTAAAGCCCAGAAGGGAAGCCAAAGAACTTGAGGATTGGTTAAACGTGCTGTGCAATGCGAAGGTCATTGGGAATGACTTAAATTCAGTAACCTGATCTCGCACATAGGTGACATCGCCGGTAGTGACCGGGAATACCGTCATCTCATTTTCCAGTTTGGTTAAGCCGGAAGACAGCAACCGATAAATACGCACATTGAGCAAATATTTAGACGGTATATTCCCGGTACCGTCCGGATTGATCACCCGACTTTTTGCCGTCTTAAACCAGTCCAAAACGAGGCCATCAACGGTATCCCTGACCATCATTGTTATCTGCCCTGGCGAACGCTCCGTTGGTTGAAGGATATTCCCTCCGCCGATTTTAATCGTTTCATATTCGATGCTGTAATCGTGGTAGGTAATGTCTTTAGCAAAGAAGTCTGCCCCCTCCAGACCATCAACTTCGACAGAGAACTGCCATCCTTGCGCGAACAGCATTTTGTTCATGATGATTGACGTCAGCTTACCAACTTCCCGCTCACCAACGCCGGAGCCAAATAATGTCGTCGTTAATGCCGAAGATACATAAGACTTTACTGAAGCAACATTAAGCCCCATATCAGCCCCCTCACTTCAACATGGATGAGAAAAGAACAATTCCCGGGATAATTGCCCTTGTTGCGCTCATTTTCTCTTCCAGATCCAGCTTTCGCTGATACAGCGTGTTCTCGTCGGATAAATTGCTGGCATCGAGTTTCCCCGCGATAGATATTCTTCGCAGGCGATCTGTGTTAGGTATCGCGATTAACACTTCCAGATAGTCAGAAAGTAACCCAATGATTTCAGGTGGCACTTCCCCATTATCCAGATCCATATCACGCAAATTAGCCAGATATGACACATTCAGTGGGTATACCGCGCGATGGGTATCTTCAAGCTCGATATTCCCATCGTAAACATCGGAGTAGACAAGATCGCCGGTGTGATCTGTAACCGATACGAGCGCAAGAAAATCAGCTGGGCAAGCAAGTGATTTACTGGCCTGATCGGTGAAGCGTATCCGCTTGATGTGCCCCGCCCTATCCTGGTAGGTTCCCAATGCTTTTCTTAGCAGGGATTCCAGTAAAGCAGGTTCATCCGCAATCAAAGGTGTGAAGCGGGATTTGACGTCTTCGAGTAATTGTTGTGGTGTCATTGAAACCTCGTAGAATCTGGTGTGTTAACCGATTCTACGAGTAGTCATTTGTTCATTGAGTAGGAATGTTGTTGTCTGGGGGGTAATCAGTGTAGGTGGAATGAGGAATATGATATGGTTATCACATAATCAGATTGTTTTGAGTAAAACAATAAAACGCCCTTTAATGGGCGTTTTGTTAAAACTTAAATTGACTATCATTTCAAATACTATTTTAATTCTATGTAATTTTTAAATTCCCTCTCATATTTATACATGATGTTATCAAATCCTTCCATTACATCAACGAATTGTTGTGAACATTCCGGCTTCCAAGGCGTACACTTACGAACCATATCCATTTTATTCTTATCCTTCGTTGTATCGACTAAGGATAGGTACCCTATAAAATTCATCATCTGAACAGGATCTTGATTTGTGAATATATATTTGACGTTTTGCTTAGTAGGTGAAAAAGAATCAAAAGCAGGGAACATATATTCACCAGAAAAAGAGAGTGCAGCATCAATGACGTCAGTTGCTGGAGTGCAGTTGCTCAGAATTGGCACTAACCTAAAATTAGCACCGGAGCACACTGCATATATATCATCCCCTTTTTTTAGTTTTAACAGAGAGTTTTGTTTTGAATCCAACACTTTCAATTTGATATAATTTAGTGGCGTTGCATTTTCCCCTGGAGTAAATAACTCTACAATTGGTTCATTATTCACCATTCTTATGGATTTTATTTCACCATATACAATTGAAATTGTATTCCATTTTTCCTGAGCGGCAAATTCATTATCTTTAAAATCATTAACCAACTCAGATGGAAAATGATAACCAAATTGATTATTCATTGCTTTCGAGGCAAATCCAGACAAATAGAACACCCTTACTAAATCATAATCTTTTTTTGAAGTAGAAAGCCAATCTGGCAATTTATTATCAGCTATCGCGCTTCCAGCAAAAATAGCACAACAAAATGTTATTACATTAAATAATTTCATTTTCCATTCACTCATTAATCGGTTTAAACTCACTAATCAATTCACCAAGACTATTTGGGTATGCTTTATAAATAACATACTCCGAAGAGCCATCTGAATATTGGTAAACCCCATAACAAACCAGTTTATTTATTCCTTTCTGAATAGTTTTTTGATTATAAGAATCAACCACTGTTATTCCATATGACGATAATATTTCGTTATATTCTTCAATAAGAGCTTTTCTTGTTTCCACTGAATTGCAATCTACCTTCGAAAAGTCAACTTCATCAGCAAAAACATTAAATGTTAAAAAGGAAAGCACTAAAAACAAACGAATCAGCATAAATCCACTCCTACGCATGGATTAATAGTCATTGATCGCAAAGGCGTAAACGTGCCCAAGGTATTTCGTATAATCGGTACAAATCTCCTTTACGCTTGATGCTGCATTAACAGTCCCGGCCATAAATAATAACGGTAGTAATAGTCTTCTCATTATAATCTCACCTGCCTTATAACCCATTTAGGGTACATATTTTCGCCTTTAAAAAAAAGAGGTTATTAGATCCATTTGTGCATTTATTGCACAAACAATGCTCTAATAAATTTGTATTTTTAAGTCACGAATGCTATCTTTTCGCATCATATTGACCTTTTAATCGTTCAGGCTTATAGTTCCGCCGTCGTAGCAAATTCTGCGACCGGGTTTAGCAGCCTGAATGTTAGTGCGGACAACCGCAGATATCCGATATTGCGGTATTTTTGTGTCCGTAAAACCGCGTTACGCCCAAATTATGGTGGGGCGTGATGGGGAGGCTTCGGCCTGCTGGTTTCACTAACGCCAGTCTGCTAACCCCGTCACGTCCTGCCACCTGTTTAGCAGCGGGTAGCAGGTTGTTAAACCTGTTAGTGAGGCCGTAACTATGGTTAATGCCAATCCTTGCGCACGCCAAGAATTCATCTGGCGTTTCTATTCCTGTAAAAAACACCACTATCACTTCGTTATCGCAGCAACAGAAGACGAAGCACGCTCTCAATTGCCTGATGGCCCCTGCATTTTTACTGCCCGTTTTTCAACTAACTCGCGCAATTCACTTAGTTACTGGAGCCTCCCCTTCTCTGCCGACGTTCAGGGGGGTTTATGAAAACACCTCTCGTCACCCGTAATGAAATAGCCGAAGCGATCGCCTTGCATACAATCTGTATGCCGACACGGGAGATCCCCGGCGCAATTGCCAACTATTTCATGATAACCAGGCGTTTTTATACCCGAACAGATAAGGCTGTGATCAACAGGCTACTGATAGCCGAGATCAGGGATTATTTGATTGAACAAGGACGTCTACGTTACGCAACAGTGGCAGCAGAAATGAGAAAGGAGGCACATAGAATGACCGGTAATAATTTAAATGTTGAAAAACCAGCACCTGTTGCTTCAGCTACGCCAGCACCAGCCCTGAATGTCATCCCCAACACCGGAGACACAATCGACAGCCAAACATTGTTGAAGATGGTCAATGAGGCACGGAAATTATGTAGCGAAAAACCAGTTCGCAACAATGATTTCATTGCCAGAGTTAAGGATGAGCTTGAAGGAGAAACCTACGAAATTTTCGTAGGTCAAAAAAACGGCGCAGAAATAGATATTATAACCATGACCTACAAACAAGCCCTGCGAGTTGCCGCGCGCGAGTCAAAAGCGGTCCGCCGTTCGCTGATCGACAAACTGGAAGAATTACAGCAGGCAAACTCCCCTACCCCATCGATCCCCCAAACATTACCAGAAGCCCTACGCCTGGCTGCCGAGTTGGCAGAACAGAAAATGCATCTGGAACAACAGCTGGTGGCCGCAGCACCTAAAGTCGATTTTGCCGACCGGGTATCAGTGGCTAATGGAATCCTGATCGGTAACTTTGCAAAGGTCGTTGGACTTAAGCAAAACGCCCTTTTCTCATGGTTGCGCCAGAACGGCATTCTCATGGCTTTTGGTGCGCGCAAAAACGTACCGCGCCAGCAGTACATTAACGCCGGGTATTTCACGGTGAAAGAAGTGGTGCTGGATGATGAAAATGGCTATCAGATACGGCTGACGCCACAATTAACGGGTAAAGGCCAGCAGTGGTTAACTCGCAAGCTACTTGATGCTGGTTTGTTAAAACCAGTAGCAATAGGTTAACAAAAGAAAAAAACCTGCCAGCAAACTGGCAGGTTTCTGAGCAGATCGTCCAACCCGATCTGGATCGAGTCAGAAAAATTTGCTCTAATAAATTTCGTTTTCTAAGTGCAAAGAATCACCATTTCGAGCTGGTGATTGAAGGTTGATGCAAATTTGGAGAAAAAATGCAACAAACATTCAATGCGGATATGAATATATCAAACCTTCATCAAAATGTCGATCCTTCAACCACTCTGCCCGTTATTTGTGGTGTTGAAATTACGACCGACCGCGCTGGCCGTTACAACCTTAATGCTCTACACAGAGCGAGCGGACTCGGTGCCCATAAAGCGCCAGCTCAATGGCTAAGAACGCTGTCAGCCAAACAGCTCATCGAAGAGCTTGAAAAAGAAACTATGCAGAATTGCATAGTTTCGTTCGAAGGCCGTGGCGGCGGCACTTTTGCCCATGAATTGCTCGCAGTGGAGTACGCAGGCTGGATTTCTCCCGCGTTTCGGCTGAAGGTAAACCAGACATTTATCGACTATCGAGCCGGAAGATTACAACCTGCTATTCCGAAGAGCCTCCCAGAAGCTCTCCGTTTGGCTGCTGACCTGGCAGAGCAAAAGCAACGGCTGGAGCAAAAAATGCTGATGGATGCACCTAAAGTCGAATTCGCCGAACGCGTTGCTACCGCCAGCGGGGTTCTAATCGGCAACTATGCCAAAGTGCTCGGCCTGGGCCAAAACTATCTCTTCACCTGGTTGCGTGATAACGGAATTCTGATCGCAACCGGTGAACGCAGGAACGTCCCCAAACAAGAATACATATCCCGTGGGTATTTCACCCTTAAAGAAACCGTGATCGATACAAGCAATGGAAGCAGGATTTCTTTCACGACTCGTATAACCGGCAAAGGTCAGCAGTGGCTGATGAAGCGATTGCTTGATGCTGGTGTGCTGGTACCTGTCGCGGCAACGCGCTAACAGACGTAGTAAGAACCACCAGCATTGTAATGCTGGCTAAAGTCACTTTCCTGAGCTGTATAACGATGAGCGATTTTACTTTTTCTGGCTATGAATTGGCCTGCTTTGTAACACACTCCGGTCTATCCCGTAGCGCCGGGCATATCCTGTCGCAATGTGCAAATCTCGCGGCAACAACCAGTGAATACTTCATTCACAAGCCTCACCGCCTGATCGCGGCAGAAACTGGTTATAGCCAATCAACCGTCGTTCGTGCATTCCGTGAAGCTGTAAACAAAGGAATTCTGTCTGTAGAGATTGTTATCGGCGATCACCGTGAACGTCGCGCTAACCTGTACCGGTTTACACCATCCTTTTTGGCCTTCGCACAACAAGCCAAAAATGCGCTGATTGAAAGCAAATTAAAGATCTCTTCAGCGGCAACCAAGGTTAAAGCTGTTCTCGCTAAGACATTGGCTTTATTTAATTTTTTATCCACACCCCCATGTCAAAATGATACCCCCTCCCCCTGTCAGGATGACGTGGCAATAAAGAATAAGAAGTCACAAGTTAAAAAAACAAAAAGATCAGTTTCCGGCGGTGCCGGAACGACCAGACTCAAAAAATTGACTTCATGGATCGCTGAGGCAAAAGCAAAGGCTGACAATCTGCGGTTATCCAAAAAACGCGCTCAAAAACATGAGTTCAAGCAGAAGGTAGAGGCGGCAGCGCGGAAATATGCTTACCTGAAGAACAAGCGTTCTCCTGATATTGGCGGGGTATCAAACTTCGATAATCTGCCGCATTGCATGACGGTAAACGAAGCTCTTAATGCGGTTTTAGCCAAAAATAAAGATAACGAACAATGGGGTATACCGGCAGGATTCAGAGGGTGATAGATTGCTCTAATCTGGAGTCACCTGGCGTTTTCAGTTTGAGGTCGGAGATGCAATCTGATTTTTTACAGTTAGCGATCGCTTTTGCAGGATATGTTTGTATTGGCTTCTGTGTATACATGTTCAGCCGAAAAATGCTTGTCGATATCGACCGCAAAGAACAAGCAGAGGAGATCTTAGTATGGATTTTCTTTGGCGCGGTCTGGCCATTAGGGATCATGTTTGCTGCAACATTTCTTCTGATGTGGATATTCACCCTTCCAGGTGATTTCTATAGAAAAAAAGCCAGACATTGATACAATCGTTGCGGGTGCTTGAGGCTATCTGCTTCAGGCATTACCCGAAAAGCAGATAGAAGAAAGCCCCAGATAACATTACGCGTCCTGCAAGACGCTTAACATTAATCTGAGGCAATATCTATGCTTAGCATACGTAGATTAGCCTCTTACCGACCAAAAGGTCAAGGAGAAGCAGGCTATGAAGCAGCAAAAAGCGATGTTAATCGCTCTGATCGTCATCTGTTTAACCGTCATTGTGACGGCACTGGTAACGAGGAAAGACCTCTGCGAGGTACGAATCCGAACCGGCCAGACGGAGGTCACTGTCTTCACAGCCTACGAATCTGAAAGGTAAGAGACCTGGTGGGGAGA